TTACAATAATTTCTCTTATAATTAGTGTGCTAAAGTGCGAAAACTCCAGTATCGTTTATTTTTATTTTTCTAACTGTATGGATCTTCTTCTGGCAGGTTAGGATTCCATCCATCCGGGTACTTTCCGACGCCGGGATTGGTAGTCTTGTCTGTCTTATGACCCTCTGCGGCAAGAAGGTCGGCAGCAGATATATTTTGAGGAATATCACCAAATATTGACTCTTCTTTAGTAAAAGCGATGTCAACAATACTCTCCCTGAAAGAGACCTTGGGTCCTTCTTGGTTTTCTTCTGATCCCAAAATATACCCTAGTACATTGATATTGAATTGTGTTTCAATCGTTCTCTCATCGGTCCCCATTGAGGATAGGTTATTTTGTGGAGCAAAGTCTTCTTGTAAAAAAGCCTCATATCTGTGACCATCTTTTGAAATGCTGAAATAGTTTATTCCACCTCCCTTATTTAAGAAAGGCAATAATGCTTGATTCATTTGTTGGATATACTGGGTTCTTATTGTTACTTGATACGTTATGTACAAGTACACCGGCATGGGAGCATATGCAAATTGATACACTGTTTTTTCAGGAGGCGATGGGAAGTTTATTTGCCCTTTACTTCTTTTTATTCTTGCTCCTTCAAAATTTGAAGTTTTGTCTTGCTTTATTCGCTTTTGAAATACGATTGAATTGCCTTGTACTTCGGGAGGAACGTTTCCATAGACACTTCCTTTTTTTGTTAGGCTTTTTTGCATCGCTGTTCTTTCTAAAGTCAAGACAGGGAGAACAATTGTGCCATCCGAATCTCTATATTCTTTACTTTTCTTAGCTTGAAAAGCTCGTTCTGCTGACACCCATATAACTGGTAGTGCTTCAAACCCTTTGTTCCCGATCACATGCGTGTTCATATCACGTATGTGATCCAACATGGCTCCATCAATAGTCTCAATTGATGACATTTTTATTGGGATATCTTCATTAAATTCACTCATATCTTATTATGGGTATGAATTAGGGTTACCCACTATACCTCCTGCGTCAAAAATACTCCTTCTTGCCTTTATACACTCAGCAGAAATTTCTACTCTATGATCATTTTGCCCAAAAAGCTCTCTTGGCTCGTTTAAGACGGTAATTTCATAATAACTTTGACCATATAAAATAAAATCTCCTTCTCTAACAAACAAGTCTTGATCTTCAGTCAATCTTCTTTTGTGAAAATGTATATTTATACGTGGTCTCCGGTTTATTCCGAGATGTGTATTTTCAGTCTCGTAGCCTTGCCACTCTACAAGGGCGTAAACTCTGACCGGGGGTAAAAATGTCTTATTAATAGCCTCACCATATATCTCATGATAATTTGTGTGATCTAAACTTATCGGATAATACAGTATCTGCTGTCCAATAACTCTCTCAATGAGTTCATCATTGACTTGCTTAACAAGATCGCGCTCTTTTTTCCCCGTAAACAAAGGAGGAGGAGGTTGACTTGGTTGTGACCATTTGTTACTTGACATTTATTTACCCCACAAATACAGCAGCAGGTATCTGCTGCATAATTTTGTTTGAATTTTCTACCACCCCTGCGCTATCTTCAGAGAGTTGTTGGTATGTAAGTTGATTTAGAACTTCTTTTAGTTCCTCTCTTAGCTTTTCCTGTTCCTCCTTACCTTGACTGATCAAGTCAGTTCCATTTAGTTGTATATCATTACCCGGAATTGGAATTGATGCAAATTTTGATCTGATCAAACCTAACATTTCTTTAGCTAAAGCGAGTGCAAACCTTCTTATCCACTGCTTACCAATGCTGTTGATTTTTGCATATGGTATATTTTGAAACGGGAGTGTGTTCATATTGTTTACCCCATCTATTCCAGTTTTTATACTAGAATCTGCTTCAGTGTATGGGTCTGAATCCACTGTAAATTCCACCCAATATGTTTTTGGTGAAAAGTTCTCTCTAGGAATTGGAAATATTCTTAGTTTATTATTTTTCAGTTCATATGACCAGTGAGAAACTCTAGTATATAAGGCATCTTCATACGCCATAGCCTGTGATTTGTTTTGCCAAGTTGGTACGATTTGGAAAGTCGAATCATCTGCATATTGCCCATATGTTGATAAATTACCAACAACATTTAGAC